GACATTGATAATACCTCTTATGTAAGGTATTTATCTATTATATCCGGTTATAATGAATTATCACCGGCGTCTAATTTGAGTTCAATGAGTTGTGGTTCATTGCTACTCACTTGCATATTGTGCAATTCGTCGAGCATTGCGAATATATCAGTGTGCAATGCTCGCGCTTCTGCTGCTGTCATCCTAAGCTCTTTGCCAGAACTGGCGTTCATTGCTTTGATGCGCTCGTTGAATTTTGAAACGTGTAATGGTGTGCTCACTCTTCGTCGTCCTCGTAGATGGCTTCTCCATTTTCATCAACAAAGCCATCTGCTTCAAGTGTTTCCATCATATCGCTAATGAAATATGTATCGCCGTCCATCAATCCTAAAATCCAGTAGGCGTATTCTTGTAATTTATCTCGGTCGCTCATCGTTTGTCAATCTCCTAGTTTTGCGATTCCGCAAGCCACTTGGCTAGTTCTTGGGTCAGCTCGTCGGTGTCACCGGTATCATCTTCGATCATTTCAGTGGTAACTTTCCACAGGATGAAGTTCTTGTCGGGACTATTCCACGCGTCTTTGAGCTGCGCAAGCCAAGCTTCCTGATACTTTTTCATTTTCTGCGTATCTCTGCTAGACGGTCTTTCATTTCCGTTTCAGTATGGAACGGACCTTTGTGATCGTTACGATCAAGCGTTAGCAACTTCGGGCAAAAGTTCTTAACCCAATTGCCGTTGAAACTAATGATGTAATAGCCAGCACAGAAAAAGCTCTTGCTCGCTTCGGATTTGGTGTACAGTGGCAGATTCTGCTGAACATTGTAAACAGTGTTAAAGATGTCGCCGTCGGCAGGATAGCCATACACTGTGCCTTCTTCTTCTTTAGTAGGCTTTGTGATTGCACGTCCAATCTTAATATTATGCTTCTCGCCTAATACTTTGATGGATGGATATTCTGTGCGTGTCTCGTCGTTGACAAGCATAACGCCTTTTCTGTTGATCAGTTTTTGTATTGTTGCTACTTTGTCGCCTTCGTTGTCTTCGACGATCCAGAATTTGTTTTTTACTACTGGCTTTGCTAGCATATTCTTGCTCCTTATTTTTATTTGATTATTGCTCATTATGGAGTTCTATTTATCAATCGATACTTTCGGATCCGGGGAATTTGTCTCGTGTTATATGTCCGTGTCGAACTCGTGCTTCTGACGGCTCCGGCCACATACGATCAATTTCGTCCTTACTAAGTGCATCCACAATGAATGCACCGTTATTCTTGATATCTGCCCACGACCAATCTTCAGCACCTTCTACAAACAAGGTGAAATTGATCTCGCCATCGCCTAACTCAGGATGGTTGGTGTCTCGCAGAATTTGTTGTACTTTCTCAGCTATTGCTGCTTTTTCTTCAGCTGAAAACATTATTCGCTTTTCTCGTGTAGACCAAACAACTTAGCCATAGTATCCAAGTAATACACTGGAGTTTCACCCTTGCCGTATTGATTATTGAAATAGATGGTGGCTGGATCCTCTCTGAACTCAGTCAAATATATTTCCTTTGTCTTCTCGTGCTTGAACAGCAGTAAGAAATTATCTTTAATGTGCGGTGGAAACTTACAGTATTGCTTGTGTTTCTTCTTGTCAATAGAAAAATACAAACGTCCTTTAAATGGATACGATGCTCCCTTAAGTTTAGCGTCTACCCACGTAGCTTTACCTTCATCGCTAAACATAACAAAATCTGGTGCAATAAACTCATCTTCTCTGTTTTCGCCACGATACAAGCGCGGCCCAACAGTTTGCCCAGCAGTACTTTCCACTGGATCTACTTGATTGTTCATTATAAGATGCTCAGGGAACGTCCTATGTAATATTTCAATAGCGTGACCGTGTTCAAATTCAAGTCCACGCGCTAAGGTTGATTCAAAGTATTCTTTAGTGTCGTTCTTCATTTTTTATCCACCATCGAAGCCAAGTAAGATGCTTGTTGCGCTTCGCGTTCTGCAATCTGTTCTTGGCGTTTTATTTCATCACCATCGCAAAGTGTTTTAACCCACCCACCGGCGCGTATTTTGCCAATGTTACCACATTCTTCACAAGTAGTGTGAGACATAGCTTCGGCCATATTAATTATAGCGGTGGTTTCATTATCGAGCCCATTCATATATACACGCAAAGTTCCAAACTTTTCTTTGATCTGTTGGACTACAGGATAGTCTAGCTCAACAGGCCATTCGCCGTTTCCATTTTTAATTGCTTCAATTTGTTGCAGCATATAAGGATAAACTTGGTCTTCTGCACCATTGTTAATCATATCCTGTGCTTCGGCAAATCTGTTAAAGCGATCGTTGTTGTTTCCAATATGATATTCTATCTGATTCAACATAGCTGATATGATATTATACCAGCCGTCGCCACATTCAAATATGAAGTGACTGGCTGAACGGAAATTGTGAAACAGAAACATCTTTGGATGCTTCGCGTTTAATGCTGCTGTATTTTCATCGTTCATAATAATGTAATTAACCCAACTACAATTACAAAAAAGGATATAACGCCTGCTTGCATTTTATCACCAAATGACCAGCCTTTCTCGTAATCTGTACAATCGTTGTTTTCATTCTTCACAGAACAGATGTAATGTTCTGTTTCTAATTTATGAAAGCTTGGTGTCCGTAACGGATTAGCGTAGCAGACAACAGTAGAAAGCGTATAATGTCTGCTTTGCGTACCAATATGCTTGCAATCTTTGCAATAGATTAAGTCTTCAGAAATCTTCTTTATTAAGTCTTCACTCATCGGCTTCTTCTGCTTTGTATTCGTGCATACTGTCAATCTTAGCGCCAGCATCTTCCAGTTCACCTAATGTTTCTGCGAACAGCAGTTTTATTTTAGTAGGAATGTCTGCATAATTTATACTAGCAAGCTTCTCGCGTACTTCGCTGCTGAACACTACAACAAATTCTTCAGCGCCATTCCAAACTTTAGTGCTGTAAGATCCAATTAGTCTAACTTTCAGTTCTACGTTGTCTAGTGTTGTTACGGAGAAGACTGAATCAAAGCGTGTCTTTGCTATATCAGGCTCAGCTGTATACATTAGAACCATAACAATACTAAGTAATGCTGCTATGGCTGCTGTCCAAATGGCTGCTTTCTTCATAACTCTGGCAATCCGGCGTTAAGGAATTCGGCGTAGTTGTCAGGATACTTTGCAATGTTTGCAAGCTCATACTTTCCACAAAACTTTAAAAGTTGTGCGCCTACCATCTTTGCCGGAGGCTTCATATATGCGTTAGCAAGTGAAATATCCATTGACTCGCGGATATGACTAGGCTGACGAGTTAAATCAATCAACGTAGCATTACGTTCGTAATCTTCTAATACTTTGTGCTCTTCTTTTTTATGGTCCATCCAACGTTGTAACATAAAGTTGTTCCAACTATAGCCTTGAGCGTCGCGGTCTTCGTATGCTTCGCGAATGCCAACTTTGTTCTTTGTGCCCTTTAATCGAGCACCAGGAAATGCTGAGAATACGTTGTCACCAGTATCACCGCGGATACACTTGTAAAAGAGTTCCCAGTCTGGCTCTGGATTGGGCTTTACTTCGCCTGTTTTCTTGTCTACAACTGGCTGTCCCTTTTCATCTAAGATGCCGTTGATTGTAATTAGGTTCTTAGTAACCGCATTGTATTGTGATATATTTGGGCTTACTAACTGAATGAAATCTGTGTCGCTGCTTATGATTACGTGCTGATCGTCCGGATGCATTTGTGTCCAGTGTGCAATAACATCGTCACCTTCTGCACCTTCTACTTGCAGAACTGTACAATTGCTTCGCTTGACTAAGAAATTTGCTAAGTCATCGAACGCTTCAAAGAACAGCGCATCTTCCTCTAGCTGATCCTCTGTTAGTGCTTGCCGTGCGACTTTGCGATTGTGCTTGTAAGGACTATAAAACTTTTTACGCCAGCTATTCTGTCCTTCCAGTGCGAAAACGACGTGATCTCCTTTGTGTTCGCGAAATTCTTTTGCAGCTGATGACAATGTTAAATGAAGCGCGAAACCAACCTTCGTCCACGCGTCAGAGCCTTTGGCTGCAATATGTTTGCAGCGAAAGAACATATTCATTGTATCGATTATAATATACTTCATTGCGTTATTATACCTTTGTTGGGGAGGCTTTACAACCTTTTTGAAAAATTACTTTTTAGTGAGAGCTAATAGGATTTGGTACTGTTCCCAAGCTTCTTGCAGGCCGGGATGAATACTGCGCAGATTTTCTTCGATATGCTCATTTCGAATCATTCGATCTAATTTTTCTATCTTAAACCCACCAATATTCTGCTTATACCAGTCTTGCGTCTTGCCCATTGCTTCTAATTCGCGCGTCGGAATTTCAACAACAACTACATCTTCGTTTTCAATCGATGGTGCTGGAATGTCCATTTGATTTACAGGTTCTATCCAAGTTAGTGGAATTGTTTGATAGACTGCTCTGCGCTTTTGTCCAACGACTTCAGCACGAACACATCGTAACCATTGATTAACTTGATTGTTAATTTCTCGTTGAGACATTCCTACTTGACTAGCTGTACTCTGCACGGCCATCATCTAGCTCATTACGAGTAATCTTCTGATCGCCTTCTTCATCTTCATATGTTTCTAGGATGACGTGCTTACAGACATCGCGAAACCATTGGTCAACAGCATCTTCGTCGCTCACACCAATGTAACCGTTCTTTTGCAACATAATAATGAAATGCTCATTCCAGTCCATTTCGATCGCGCCAATGTTAGCACCATTGTCAGGTTCCATTTCAATATTTACTATATTGATCCAAGGCTCTTCGTTTTCAGTTGCTAATGTTTTTTCAGCATCTTTACGTGCTTTTTCTTCTTCAGCAAGTTTTTTAGTTCTGTTCGCTTCTTTAATCGCTTCTTCGATTTCGAATTGTTCTTGAGCTGCTTGCTCTTCTCTGATTTGCTCTTTCTCTACTAGTTCTAATAGTTGAGCTTGAAGCTTGTCAGCTCTTTCTTTTTCTTTATTTTTGAATGGATTCCACATATTTTATTCCTCGGTGTATTTATCCTCCGGTGTTGAGCCCAAGAGGAAAACCGATGCTAGTAGATCCAGCAAATGGACAATCGGATCGGGTGCAACAATAACCCATCGCGCCACTCCATTCAATAGCACATACTTGACAAGCATTGCCTAATTCTGCTGGTGGTTCGGGTATTTCTGGTGGCCAAGTACCAACCATTTGCTCAAGATCAAACAATCTACGCTCTAGCTTGTCAATTAATACTTCGTATTGCTCAACTGCATTTTCAAGCGACTCAAGTCTGTCACCTATGGTTGTCGGATTGCTTGGAGAACTGTCTTGTTCGCCGCGTTCATTTACTGTCATTTTACTTTCCTATTGGATTCTTGTGCTTGCGCACGTAAAAAACTATATTGTGTAGTGGCGGCAAGAATTCTTCGCCGCTAATGTGTGTCTTGTGCTTGATTAAGTAACGTTGATCTTCAATGTCAACGTAACATTCATTGTATCCAAACTTTGGAGTTCGAACATCTAGTACACCGAACGTTGACAGCTTTCCTTCTCCGCCGTCCAGCGTGTTACGCAAGAACCATAACTCAGTCATGTTCATATTCTTAAGCGTAATTTCGCCTAATGCTTCAGGCCAGTTCAGTATTAATTCTATCTTCAATTTTCTTGTATCGTTGTAAGAACGTTGTTCTACTGATATCTCCTTGCATAAAGAATTCTACTTCTTTAGAAATTTCAGCAGTTAGGGAGAGAGCTTTGCCCACATCAGATAGAATCTTGTTCATCTCCGTGTCTTCCTCTGTTGTAATGCCAAATTTTTCCATTGGATGTGTTCTGTCGATAAAATTTTGCAGTTCATCTGCGAACTGTCTTATGTGTGCTGCATTTCTGCTCATGATTGTATTCCTTTTATAATTGTTTTACACTGATATGTTTGATCATCAATTATAAAACCGTTGAACTCTTTACACATTGTTGAAATTATGTCTAGTGTATCTGTTGCCCCTATATTATAAGATAACAGTGCGCTGGTGACATAGACTACCATTACCAGCGGTATCCAAAACCGCTTACGTACTTTTGTTGATTTTTCAATTCTCATTTTGTTTTCTTCTTAATTTTTAGTTTTCTGACGCTTGTAAGAACTTCCATAAATTCGTCAAGTTCATATTTATCGCCGCCTGGAGTGGTTACGGTTGTAGTAAATGCTCCACCAAATCCGTGAGACTCGTACCAGCATTCTTGATGATCCATTATCTCCTGTAACGCCCACCATTCTGTATAATTCAAACCGATTAGTTTAGGTTTCCCCACTTCGTGATCTTCGCCTTTGTCATCTGTTATAAATAATCTTGGTTCACTGTCCACGTCTTCGTCATCAATAAAAACTGTAACCGTTTGAAAATCATCTTCACTCATACTTCCAAGACCGTATTTCAGCCACTCGTGCGGCAGAAATTTTATTGATTCTTGTTACACAACACCAACTATCGTCGCTGGTGTTGCTACCGTAAAGTCCATGCGTACATACTGTATATGCTTGCTCACCTATCGCGTATATGGTGTAATAACGACCAGACTTGCCAAACACTTTTTCAGGTCCATCGATGATTGGTGCGTTACCATGATCGATTTGCTCCTTTAACATCCACAGTTCTGTAAACGTCATATCTCCAACGAGCTCAATGCTTTCTAGGTTTCCTGGCCACATACTAGACTCCGGCTTTTCTTTAAAATAATTCTTCCACACCATTTTAGTGTAGCTTTTCGTTCTTCCCAACTATAAGGTCATCAAATTCTGGTTCAGGAGCTTCGCCTCCGCCATCTTCGTAATGCATCCAAATCAGGGTACCGTGTTCCATTTCCAAATAGTCTTCATCGCCCATAATTGAAATGGTACCTTGTACACTATTTTTGAAGACTACGTATCCTTTGTCGTCGTGATGGATGACAACTCCTTCGTCATCCTTTAACAAAGCTGATATCGTCTTAACGAAAAGAACTGTTCCCAGTTCTTCGATTTCGCTAATTTCGCCGTCTGTCATATTTCTACTAAGATCGTCTAATTCGTCCACGTCCATCTCCTATGTTGCCCACGCATTGCCAAATAAATCAACGTGCAATCTTGGACTGTAGTTTAGTTTATATTTCATGCAAAGCTCTGCCATTGGCTTCGCGTGTGCATTGTAACGAGTTGACATTCCGCCTTCTGGCATAATCCAAATGTTGTGATCCTTGAGACCAGCAGCCTTATATTGTGAAACTACGTCAAGTGCTTCAATGATGTGATCTTCTGTGTTGCATACAAACTTAAGGTTAACTTCACCTAGTTCGCCATACAATGCAACAATATCTGGTTGGATTGATACAGCAGGGTCTTCTCCGCTTGCTGATAGCTTTGGACTTATTGAAAAGTTGAAGTCCAATGTCCGACGAGCTGCTAACAAATAATGATCCAAACCACGTGCTGTTTTGTGCTTGCGCAAGTACTCCTCGAAGTCTTTGTGTAACTTCTGCGTACCGTTCGTTTCAAATGTAATGTTGCGCAATGTTGACAGGTATTCGTGCTCGAGTAATTCAACATAACCGCGCTGCCAACCTAACAGTGGTTCACCGCCAGTTATAATCAAATGTACTCCAGCCCAAGAAAATGGGCAGCTTGGAATAAACCGAATTAGTTCCTGCGCTATTGCATCAGTTGTTTTAGCTGGGCTAAGGTTTTTAAACCTTACGTCCCAAGATGCGTATGAATCACATCCTGTTTCTACTAGCGGAAGTTCGTGTATTGACTTCGCACCAACAGTAGCCACTTCAATTTCGTGACTGAATCTATCGTTAGATTTCATTCCTTTTGGCATACCAAAACCTTCACAGGTTAAGTTACATCCAAAAGTGCGCAGGAATATACTAGGTACGCCCACGTATTTGCCCTCTCCCTGAATGGAATAGAACATTTCGCTTACTTTAATTTTCTTCATATTATATTATACCACAAGTTGAACCAAAAATCAATATTTTTGGTAATTACTTAGAGCTATTTGCAATAGCCATAAATTCCTGTCTAGCACCTTCTTTAGGATCTTTAAAAGCTCCTGAAAGTTTGCTAGTCGTAGTGAATGATCCAGTATCTTCGATACCGCGAGATGCTACGCAATAATGCTTTGCATCGATCATTACAGCTACGTGATCTGTTTTCAATATGAAACACAGAGCAGCATGAATTTGAGCTGTTAGTCTCTCTTGTACTTGTGGTCGCTTGCTGAAGTATTCAACAATACGGTTAATCTTGCTAAGTCCAATTACCTTTCCTTCTGGAATGTAACCAACTGTTGCTAGACCATCAATCACAACAAAGTGATGTTCGCAGTTTGTCATAACATTGACATTGCGTTCAATGATCATTTCGTCTGCTTTAAATTTGTTGTCGATTGCTGTGCATTTTGGAAATGTGTCGTAATCTAATCCGTAAAAGATTTCGCTTACATACATTTTTGCTACACGTTTTGGGGTGTCGATTAAGCTGTCGTCAGTTAAGTCTAAGCCTAGTGTTACCATTATGCGTCTGAAGTCTTCCTCGATAAGAGCAATACGTTCTTTGACGGTTAATGAGCTGTCGCTTTTTGGCGTTTCTAAGCCGAGTGATTCTAAGTGTTTGTGTACCGCGAGTCCAAGTTCAGGATCGCATTTTTGCTTGTTTAAAGACATGTTATAACCTCCAGTTATAATTGTTATTATGATTAGTTATCAACCTCTTGTTGATACTATGAGTTTATTTATCTTTTTTTGCGGTGTCGTTACTTAAAGCTAACAAAATTAGTAGCTCTTCATAATGGGTTTGAACTGCTGGCGTGAAGTTGCCCTTTAATGCATTCATCATTTTTAGATCTAAGTAAAATCGTTCTAAGTTTTCAACGGTATCGCTGGAATTTAACACACCGCTAGGTATAGTAAGTTCCATTGATACCGTTGCATTGATTGCATCTGCTTTGATAGATGTTGATTCTAAATATAAGCCGTAGTTCGACAAGTCAATGTCGTTCATATACTTAATCATTGGTTACGCCTGTTTTGCTTGTTGCTCTGCTAGTTTCTTTGCTTCGCGCTTTGCTTCGCGCTGTTCAAATGCTGCTTTGCGTTTACGGGCTTCATTGAAACGCTGCCAGTTTTTAGATTTGAATAAATCTGCTTCGTCAAATTTGCATAATTGAAATCTGCAATAATCGTGGTATTCTTCTAGCTCCTCGAAGATCTTAATTACTTCCGGCTTCATGCCGCGGGGCTTTTGTTGCTTGTTCTTTTTGTTATAATGTGCCATGGAAGGCTCCAAGTTATTGTTCGTATTGTATTGTTATACCAGTATCATTTTGATTGATACATATCCATATGCTACGTCCTGGCATCCCAATCGCTAATAAGTTGTATAATTGGTCTGCCATTGCTTTGTAACTATTAGTATTTAGCTCCACTTCATTCACTGTAAGTTTTTTACAGAAGTCGAGAAATTCTTCATAGTTGAAGTCATCGTCTTGCCAAATTTGTATGTAAACTTTGTAATTGTATACGCGAGTGCCGACTGTAATAGAGTAACGTACACGCGCCATATTGAGCGCATCTTTCATAAGTGTTTTGCGCTGCAGATCCATATACGCGCGATGCTGTTCTTCAGGATCTAACGCGCCGTTGTATTCAGGGTCGGTTGCGTCCATTACAACCAGCCTGTCAACTTCATTGCAGTAATAAATTCTGCATCTTCGCGTCCGCGATATTTGCCTTCCACCATCTGTGGGAGCAACTCTTCAATCCACGGAGCTGACATTGGATGCTGTTCAAAGTAATCGTCTGGTATTGCTACAAAATTACAAATTAGTGATACAGCCTTACGAACACACGGCTTGCATATTCCACAAGCTTGCTCTTCGCCTCTGTAACAGCTATATGAATCCAGTATGTTTTGAACATCACCACCAGCAAGCTCGTACTCTTTGATAAGCTCTGTCTTAGTTGTGTCCTTGTATGGAGAGCTCACGCTGAATACACGTTCCTCTGTCCAGTGTTGTTCGCTCCACATATGGTTGAGCAGGCCTTCCATCAGTGCGTAGAATGTCTTGTCCTTGTCAAACGAACGGTCACCATACACAGAACCCAAGTAAATAGTTTCACCAAAGTGTGAAGCTAGCAATACCAAGTACGCATTGCGGTTAGGGACAATCAAATCATCGCGCTCGAACGGAGCCAAGTTAATAGTCTCGTCCATTATGATCAGCTTCTGCTCATCAATAATGTTGTCCTTTGCTAACTGTTTGATCTTCTGTGTTTCAATTGTTTCATAGTTAGAACCAGTTGGAGCGTACAGCAAAATGTCCGGCTTTAAGAGCAAGTCAAACATTACCGAATCCATCCCGCCGCTAAACAGCAACACCGATTTACCTTTGGCTATCTCGCGTCCTTTTGTGATTACGTTAAGTTCTTTCATATCGCTTTATCATCCTTATAGTCGTTCCAGTGTGTAAACGCATCAGTCTTAGTAATGTCGTTGTAACTGTGTACCCAAACACCAGGATTGGTTTCACCAAAACTCTTATCTGTAATTTTCAGAGCAGAGTTGTTACCATATTGTGCAATGTATGGGATCTCCACAGTCAAAACTGGTATGACCATATTGTTGTCTGCAAAACAGCTATCCAAGAACCAAGCAGATTGTGTTAAGTTGTGCTCCATAGTGACTAAGTAACCACCTGCTGTTAAGCCTTCAACTAAGACTTCATACAAAGACCAATCTTCGTTGTTCTTTGGTCGAAACGTGCCGTTAGCACCAATGTAAATATGTTCACATTCTCTATCTGCGGCAATGTCCATAACCATTTTGGCTGCGCGAAATTCGTTTAGGAATAGTGTTTGCTTACCGTACGCCAATGTTCGTTCAACATTGATGCCAGTGTAATATACTACGTCTTTTTTATCTTCGAATTGTCTTTTCATTTGAGATTCTTCCTCGTGTGTTCTACTATTTGTTTTGCTTGTATAAGTTGTTGTCTAAATTTACATGATTTAGTAAGTATCTTAGAGTCGACACTTAATTGACCAGCACCTTCAATCTTAATGTGTTTGCGATATTCTTCGCTAGTAATACAATCCATTGTGCCGCATTTTGGACACGGCTCTGTCCTTGGTTCGGGCTCTTTCTTTACTAGAGCCTCGTAGATTGGTTGCCACCAGTTCATCATTTGAATAATGTTGTGAACGTTGACTCGGATACTGTTTCTTCTAACGCTTCCAGCTTATCTGTTACTGGAGTTTCAATTGCTGGCTCTGCGGTGCTTTCTGTTACAGCAAACAACTGGTCAAACTGCCCGCTAGCATTTTTGGTCTTCTTGCCTGTAAGTCCACGCGATCCAACTATACGCATCCAATAACGATCGTAGTGATCAATAATAGCATAAGCATCTTCGCGCTTGTCACAAGAGAATATAGCATCTACTATTTCTCTAAACGTTGCTCCGTCGGATTGTCCTGTTGGAATAAGCATCTTAGGTATTTGGCCGTTGTCATAATCTCTGTTGCCTTGTTGTACAGCATTGATATGACTCCAAACATTATGACCCATTTGAATACAGTAACTAAACGTATCCCATGAAGTCTTTGCCACGTTGCCTTGCTTGTTGATAGATCCCGGTGGATAGAAACAAATATCGTTAATCTTGCACTCATCCATAATAGGACTGTCATCAAATACTTTGTAGTGACCATCGTTCAACACTGCATCTTTATAGCTTCGTGTGTCGCTTGTGTATGAGTTGTCATCCAAGCTTGCTTCGGATTTGTATGTCCACTTCGTGTCGTGTGTTGTTCTAAGTGTTGTGTATATGCGTCCATTAGCTGTCGCTAAGAATGGACTTGCTGCGTCAAATGTTATTGACAGTGCTGGGTTGTAATACTTACGCGCCGCACGTTGCACGTCAGTTAACAGCACAGCCCATTCCAGCTTACTCATTCCAAGTAAGTGAATAACATCGTGTACGCCTTCTTTTAGCAATCCATCAAAGTGGAAGTCTACTATGCGTTTTAATGTAAGGTGCAAGTCGCACATATTCTGCCCACCAAACGCCCATCCTTCGAAGTGCGTGTCAGGATATACAGCAGGATCACAGTAGTCTTTGAAAATTCTGTACCATTCATCCGACTCTGCGTGATTCTCGCCTTGCAGTACGTTTAAGAATTTGGTACCACCGTTTTCAGCGCCGCGTCTATGTTTCATGAAGTAGTCGTGGTTATACTGTGTACCTTTGACAGCATCATCAAATGTGTAAATACCAGTCTTGTCGCTTGCACCAGGAATACGGCGCAACCACGCAGGAATATCAAGTACCATGCTATAGTCCATATACTCGTCCAGCCACTTCAATACAAGCTCGCGCTTCTTCTGTGCTTTTGGACAAGCAGGATCTTTCCAGTCGCCATCCCAAACACCTTTCGCAATCTGGAATCCACCCGAGTCGCCTAGTAACCACGTCTTATTGCGGTCACGCTTGCGAATCATATCTTCCTGCGGTGTTGGTTTGTTGACATCTAGTACAGCGTGTCCACCAGAGTACAATGCCCACTTGTATGTGAAGTTACCGTCCTGCTCGTTAAAGAAGTTGAGTGCTTCCATACCATTGGCAAACGGTATACGACTTTTCTTAACGAACTCTTCGTGATACTGTTTACTGATGTAATTGACGTAAAAACTGCTAATAGACGGCAAAAACATTGCGTAATCGCCTTGCTTCGCTGTTAAATTATCCTGTTCTGGTTTAGACATACTATGCCCTTACTTTGCTTGTGCTGGTAAAATATATGTGTACTTAACTAAGCCTGAGTTGCAAGTAATAACCAACGCGCCGGCGTTGCTAAACTTCATTTCAATCTCGCCTGCTAGTGCTAAGATTCCCATTACTTGTGATACAGGATATGCCCAGCGTTTGTTAAGCTTGTCATTTGCATTGTTAGCAAATGTAAATTTACCAGAGTTTGTGCTGTGATCTCCAAAGTTGAAAATCAAATCACCGTTTGCTACCACTGCTGTGAATAGCAATTCATTAGCGTTAGCCAAACTTTGCTGACGTAGACGCTGAATGCTAATCATAGATGGCTCCAGTGTTACTTCATACGGCGGCTCGTTGTACTCTAATGTTTTAAGCTTTTCGTTTACAAGTGCTGTTGTCATAAAACGGTAATCGTTTTCAAATGTTGCACCCAAGTTTTCGAAATGAACGCCAGCTGGAACTGATTCGCCATTCTTCACTTCCTTTGTTACCGAAATGCTAGCGTCTGCTTGGTATTCGTCCAAGTTCAACAATGTTGAAAGCTGACCAATCCCCGGCATACCAAATGTGCCTTCGAATTCTGCCGCAGGATTCAAAAATTCTGCTCGCATAATAACTGACTTATCTTCAGCTTCACCTTCTAACAAAGTGCTAGCGTCATCGCCAATTACCTTAATGGTATCAAAAATACCAAGTTTATGAGTGTGGTTTACAATATCCACTAGTTGATCTCTCATTCTGTACTCTCCAATAGTTATGTTTATTATAGTTATGCTATAACGTGTGGCGTTAAAATTATCTTACCAAGTGTTTGGCCAGTTCGATTGCTCTCTAGCTGACCCGGTTTTCGAAATTCAACCCATGATACGGTTGAATCTACGTCTTGTGTTTTGATCTGCTTAAACCCAAATCCTTCTAGCATTCCTACTAGCATTGACTTTGGTACAAACGTCATAAGCAAATCTTCTGCGCGTCTAGCGCATAACGGGCGTTCAGCGTTGTTGTAACTAAACATACAAGCTCCGCCCGGTCTTAGAACATCCCAGATATCTCCGAGATAGTCGTGAATTTGATTAAATGAAAAATAGTTAAACGTGTTCCAACTAAACACAAAACCAAATTGATCTTGCGGCAACATATGTAAACCTTCGCCGCGGTTTGTGTAACACCGCAATCTGTTTTGATATTTTGGACTGAATTGGCTCTTTGTAGTAACCAAGCATTCGTCGTTATGATCTATTAGATACAATGGATCACACGCTACAAGCATATCAGTCCACGCACCATCGCCAGGACCAATTTCTAACCCAGGAAATCTCCAGTCAGTGTAGAATCCAATCCTAGAGCGTATAAGAGTTGCCGCATCTTCAGTAGTTGGCAATTGTCGATAATCTCTGTTGTATTCAGCTGTCTTAAAACGAACATTGTGTTGTGCCCAGTGCTCGTTGTCGGCGGTTACGTGCTTGACTGTTGACTCGCGAATGTCGATTTCGATTTCTGCTATGTGTTGTGCTACTAATGAATTCAAACTGTTGATATTTAATATAGCGTGTTCCAGCAACTTATCCATAAAAGGACAAACTTCATCTTCTGGATAATCGTCCATCAGTTTGCCAATATCATATTGACGAGCTATGGCTGCGTCACCTAGCTCGTCAAGTCGTAGCCTTATTAGGCGATCACGAAATAATAATAGTTCTGTATGTGTCACGAGAATAATGAATTAAATGTAGATCTTGTGTCTGTGAAATCAGATATGTTCCATTTCAATACGCCAAACAAGTTTTCAATTTTCTTGTCGACTACTGAGTCTTCCATTGCGTTGTCATCAAACGGCAATTCTTTAAACCAATCTGGCAGTCTGTGCTCGTCAACTGGATAAGCTATGCTGTCCATTCCCATTGGGTTCTTACGCAGTCTGCATACAATGCATTTCTGTCCATCTGAAATTTCCATACTGTAGTTGTCGCTGTTAACTTTGCGCAACATATTCCAATGGATTGCTGCCTTAGCGTGGCCAACACCACACTTGCCTGTCTTGTTGTATATTGCAGTGTGCGTGGTTAGTTTGTTTACGCGCTTAGGCGCACCTTTCTCCCAACTCTTCATTGCAGCGAACTCGCGCTTGAAGATTCTAATCTTTTCAAATATATCTTCGCGTGGTTTATCGGTCAACAAGTCTATTAAAATATCCTTTAAGAAATCCTGTACAAGCGGTGGAGTATCAGATCTCTTTAGTTCTAAGCCCATTGCCTTCAAGTATCCTGGCTTGCCATCAATGTCTTGGCGATCTCCTTCTAAGTCCTTTACCATTGCTGCATAACGCTTTTTAGTTAAGAACAATCCAGTGGACGCAGTTATTTCTCTGCCGCCTTTAATGATCTGTCCAAAGTCCTTAGGACTGTGGAATGCTCGCTGCATAAAGCCTGGGAAGTTGTCGTTTACAGAATCTGATATTGTTTCGTACAATTCGTTGGCCATTTCAACTGTCCATTCTGTATCTTCACCTGTAAAAGGTTGAGCACTAAAATACACTGAGTCTGTGTCGCCGTATATAATGCTTTCGCCAGTATGATCAAACTCGCCAGCTATGCATTCATTTACATACGCCGCCATAAACTTAGCTATCGTGCGACCTGTAAGCGTTGTGCTTTGACCTAAGCGTTGATCAAAGAATCTACAGTGCTTGTTAAGTAATGCGCCGTACAGGCTGTTTAAGCCGATCTTACGCACTAATTGGAGCTTATCCCAGTAGTTTACAGCTAATTTCGCGTCAGCAGAGTCAGGAATAATAGCACCGTCAACGATACTTACGTTATATCGATCTAAGATCTTCTCTGCGGCTCTTACGTCAACGTTATCGAATGCTGTATTCAATGCATCCCAGTCTAGTTCACGCATTGGTTCGACGCCGCCTGTAACCTTTATATCTTCAAAGCCAGCTGGAAGAAAGACGCCTTTGTCTCCGTCTGCGTTTTGCAGTGCAACGAAATTCTTTTTAGTCTTTTGCATTGCTTGTCGTTCAGTGTACCAACGCTCCAACAAACCAGGAATGATTGCTTTCGTTTCATACGTAAAGATTGTGCCGTTAGCACTCATCATCCACGGTTGGTTTGTTTCGTATATTAATTCGTACGCTTCTTTACCCGTTAATTCAGTTGATGCATTTCCTAAACGAGCCATTGTTGCTGTCTCGTTATTGCCAGTAGTTTCCCAGTCAATGATAACTTTAGTATCTGTACGTTTTTCCATTATGTAATCGTATTCTAAGCTTGCAAACTTTCCTTCCCAAGCTCCAGCAAATGTGTGCGACTTGTGTTCATCCAAATATGCATGGATCATTGCGTTCGTATCTGTTTGACGTACTTGTCCAATCAATGTTTCAGGTCCCATATTCAAAGCACGTAACACAGATGGATACAGTGAGTTGATGTCGATTGATGCTAGCCATTGCCAAAAGCCTTTCTTTGGATGTGCAACATATGCGCCAGCAGCCTGATCAAATTCTGTTACTTGTTCTTTTCTTTTGTTTGGTACAATGAAACCTAAGCTATGCGCTTCGTTAATAATGCCCTGCTCAGTAACCGCAACCGCGCCCATTGTCTTTGGAATTAGTTCTGTGTTGCCGTGTGCAACAGAAGATGCCAACGCAATGAAATCATTCTTCACGTCGATCTTGTGGATTAGATATGTGTCTTGTCTGTTGTATGCTATGAACTTTTCAAAGTCATTGTTGTACAATTGATCAAGTGTTCCTTCATACTCTATTTTCTTTTCGTCTACTTCGTGTTCGCCAATTGCGTCCAAGCTATATGAATGCATTTCGTGGTATGTGTACTTCTTGTAAAGCGCCATATAATCCAAGTGAACACGCCCAATTAAATCGTATGTATTCTGCTCGCCACCGTACATTTCAAACTTGCGCTTCTTGGGCATTTGATCCCATAAGCACCATTTACGATTGTCTTCTTTGTTTAACACGCGCGAGATGCGGTTAACTGTGTATGGAATATCAAAGCCTTCGCTGTTCCAACCAGATATAATGTCAACATCTTCTAGCAATTCTAAGAACGTTTCTAACATTAATCCTTCGTCTGTAAATATGAATGTGTTATCAAACTTCGCAGCAATGTCTTCAGCTACGTCTAACGCCATAGATTTTGGTGGAATTGCTAAGGTAATGAGTTGGTCAAGCCACTGCAAGTAAACTGTAATCGCAGTGATATAATTAAACGGATCGTCTGGAGGTGCAAAGCCTTTTTCTTTATCAAAGTCTACCTCGATGTCAAAAAACGCTACGTGCAAGTCTGGTGTTAGTGTGTTCTCCGGAGAGTAGAACGTTTCCAAGCATCGATTTGTTTGCTTGATATCGCTCTCCCATACCTGCCCGCCTGCTTGTGCCACTTCGATTCGGAATTGCTTCTTGTTCTTGCAAGTGTATTTACTGACAGGTGTGTCATAAACAGTTTTGTACGCACCATTCTTATCGTCCACATAGAACGTATACTCAGCAGGATAAACTTGGAACTTACGTTCTCCAGCCTCATCTCGTTCTACTACACGAATTATATCATTGTCATGGAATGCATCTACGTACGACATTTACATTGGTCCTAAAAATAAATTGCTTATACCAAAAACATTGATAAGTGTATACCAAGACATTAGCACAAGCATCCAGCTATCTCGCATAACATATGCGTTATATGTCAAGCAGACGCTACCAATCGTAAAGAAGATTAATACTGTCCACATATGCGGATCAGCTACTGTTACGTTAAGTGTTACGGATGCTATGACTGATGCTATTGTTCCTACGGCGCCAACCCAAAACAAGGTCTTGTTAGTGCGCCATAGTTCTCGCCACATATTGACGATATCTTTCGTGAATTTCATATGAATATTATACAGTGTTATTGTTTAATGTCAAGCGGTTTGAAAAGTTCTTTGCAATTAACTTATGTGACTTTCTGCCGAAATGCTGTAAGTCTCTAGCCAGATCATTTTTATCTACACCAGCTCTCGCATCGTCAATCGACTCCCAGATAAACGGTATATTCTGCTCGTCACATAAGCATTGAATGGCTAAGATATTCTTTTTGGCGTTAAGTTTATTATGCAGATCGCTTGCTACTTCGATTGTATCTGTAACCCAAATTGGAAACTTAGATGCACTGTACTCGAACGGTGTCCACTTGTCATAAAATTCGTAACGAAGATCCCACGGAGACAACAATACAACGGCAAGAGGCTTATATTTTGGTATTATATAATCTGCTATCCTAAATGCTGTATCATTGGAAGACCCAGGAATTCCACCATTGTACACTGACGTGTTCATTAATTTACCAAGTATAGTTGGCCAGATATCTTTTGCGTCAAGTCCGGTGCCAAATGTAAAACTACATCCCAACGTTAATATAGAGTCACTTATATTAATATCAGGACTGTTTCGCAATCCACATTGGTCAATTTGGTATTCTATTACAGTTTTATATGTAAATCCATTCTCTTCCAGTTGCTTTTTACAATGAGCATTTCCCATATGTCTATCGAACTGGTCTTCGCTGTCACCGTGTAACCAGTTCGTCATTGACCAAGGCTCGAAGGTCGATAAGCGGGTCATTTACTGCTTGCGACCAACAGTGTCCAGAATAGTTTCCAGTGTATCGAAATCATCGAACTGGTTTTGGAATGTGCCTTTTTGTGCTGTTTTGATTGCTTTCTTTAAAACGCCTGGTTTGATGTCCATTTCTTCAGCTACTGCTTTAATGGTGTCATTGAGACCTTCGTTTAAGTCGTCAATTTCTTGGAAGATTGCACAACCTTCGTTAACGATTTGCTTTAGTTTGCTTGCTTGCTCGGGGGTGATTACGTGATCCATGAAGATCTCCTGCGGTTAAATTATAATTTCTCGAATAGTTCTTGTAGTTCTGGCGTTAATACTTCTCCATTTTCTACTAAGTATTGATAGTTATTTATATGCTGCGCAGCGACTGAAGATTTATTTTGCCCTTCATAACTGACCGCATATCGTTTTTCGATAAGCTGGTCATTAAGCGACATTGATTCATCGTCTACATGAATTTCACCTAGTATACGTCCATACTTGTCTTGGCGACCGTCTATTACAGTTCTGACAGTAATTTTCTTAGCGTTAATTAGCTTGTCTAATACAAAGTCCGAAGCTAATAACCCAAAATGCTTTTCAAGCAAGTCTTTAGTTCGTTTTTCTGGAGTGTCTACGCGACGTAGTCTTACTCGTGTGCTGTTGAACCAAACGTGAAATCCCAAATCAATATTTAGGTCTACGGTGTCGCCGTCTACTACACGGTCTAGTGTTGCTTTGTATGTGTACATTATAATGCTCCTATTGCTGTTAGTGCTCTGCCCAATTTAATTAGCAGTTGTTTGGTTTTGAGTTCACAGTATGTTTTAGACATATCTGGACGATCAAGCATCTCTTGTATATCGTTGTCAATGATCGTTGCGATTCTGGTTATTTCCTCGTTATTTGGAATGTGTTTAGCATAAGTTACTAAGTTGGCTGATTTAAACTTCATAGCGTGTAATCTATTATAGACTATACCAGTTGCGCATTCTTTAATAGCATATTCTGCGTGTGTGTTAATTAAGACAAAGTCGCCGTATTCGCGATTATCAAAATCGGGTGCTAAGTAAGAACAGCCTGTTAGTAGCATAACTGCCACAAGTAAATATATTTTTTTCATGTTCAATCTCCTATATTGGAATGAACGATGCAATAATTTCCAATGTGCTAAGTGCTCTGCTGATCGCTGCTTTGCGATCTATGTCGTCGGCCAATCCGCTTATTTCGTTTATCTCTAATGCATCGTTTGCAAGTTCTTTGAATTCGTCTTTAGTAATTTCGCCAGCTTCATACTTTTCTTGTATGTCAGCAAGAAATCGCGCGGCTGTAGAAACTACCGGCTCGTCGTGGTTGAAAAAATCTTTGAAAGTTTGTTTTGCCTTGCTCATTAGAATAAAAAGTAGCCGATAAATGCGCCACCCGCTGCGAAGAAGATTAAATCGAGTATTGTGTCTTTCCAATGCCCAACCGGCCATTGATCAACTAACTCACGTGGAGCTCCTATTAAGAAGCCCGAAATTGCGCCACCCAATATCTTGTCATTCAAAAGTATAATTGGTGTTAGAGCTATTGCGCTCCATGCGAAGTGTAGTACTTGGTCTAATATTTTACTCATCTGTTTTTATCTCTCCTGTGACCATATTTGGCCAGTGCTTTGGTGGAACTCTGTCTTCCATTGTAGGTCCGCCAACACGTCCACGATATTCGGCATTTGGCAAGTGTACGAAAATTTCAGGATCGGTGATACCCGCCAATCTTTTCATTGCTGATAATTCAGACAATTCAATTTCTGACCATTTACCTTCATAACTCATTATTTGTTGTAACCCATTGAGTAAAGATCTCTAGCGTTTTGATGTAACCACGCCGTCTTGCTATGTCTTTCAGACTGTTGAGACAGTTGAAGTAAGTTTAAGCCATATGCTTTCTCGACTTGTCTGCCGCTTACATTAAGCACAGAAGCTCGGCCGTCGATCTTCGCAGAACCAAAGCTATTGATGTCTGAACGGATTCGATTAACTAAACTCTTAATTGTAGAATCAGTATACGTTTGTATCCTATTATGATGAGCCGTTTCCGACTCATTCATAATATCCTCGATTTTCATTATTTAAGAAGCCCCAATAAGTTCTTTAAGTCCGCTACTTCGTCTGTGCCTAGCTCTGCATCTGCTGGATCAGTATTTGCCATAGCCATTTGTTGTATAGCTTGTTCCATATCTTGGTCTGGCTCTTGCATTACGTTTTTGATTAGTTGTTGCATACCAGCTAACTCAGCATCAGAATCAATTCCCATTGGGACATCACTGTTTGTATCACCCAAGCCCTGTTCTGCTTCGCCTGCACGATCGGATGCTAGTTGGTCGGACGCAGTTTCAATTTCATTTACTTGATTGCGTTCTGCCCACGCTGCACCTTCTTCGTCGCTTTTACCTTTTGCATCTTTGCGATTAAACTTTCCACCAGCTCTTTTCTCATCTGCAGAACCTGGACGAGTGTATGCTCCGCCTTTGTTCTTGTAGCCTTTCTTAAAATTGCTGCTTTCTTCCATTTCTGGTCCTTCGGTAGGCAAATCTCGATAGCTTTCAGCCCATTCATACGCATCTGCATATCCTTGGTTAACAGCTTCTGCGTCGATAGATTCCATATTAAGTCCGTACTTTTGCATAACAAAATCAATAGGATCACCTCCACCGCCAGCTACGTCACCGAAGTCGCCAATAGCATCCCAACCCATCTTAGATATTTGAGGTCCTGCGTTAGCTTCTGCTTCGTCTTCTGCGTCCCATGCTGCATATTGCGCATCGAGTTCTGCTCGTAATTTTTCTTCTTCACGTTCGAACTCTGCCCACTTTTCAGGACCCATTTGTTCTTGTTGTGTTTTTTCGCGCCATTCACCAGTTTCGGGATCTTGTATAACATCATCTGCTCTATGGATTTGACCAGACTCATCGTCTACGAAATCACCTTCACTGTGCTCGCTGTCCCACGGTATGATGGCTTCGTCTACTGGTTCCTGTGCCCATTTCTCACCGCGCATCATTGCATCGTGCTTACGTTTCTTTTCTGCTTTACGGAATGCTTTACGGTTCTTACGGTTCTTCTTGCCACCGTCTCCACCTGCAGACCAACCAGCGCCTTTGCCTTTGTCTTTAGTATCGTACTCGTATTCATTAATGCTTTCGCCCACGCCGTACTTCTTAGCAAGGTCAGCTTCTGCTTGATCCCTGTAATATTTTACTTCGGGCCTTGTAAGTCCGTTTATGAAAACATGACCAGTTTTCTTATCAATAACTGCCCACTGATAACCATCATCGCCACCTACTTGCTTGGCGATTGTGTATTTGTATTTTGTTTGTGGTGGACGATTGCCCTTCATAAACTTTGCGTGAGACTTCTTCTGTGCTAATACTTTCTTAGCTTTCTTAACCATCTCTGCCCAACGTGGGTGATCTTTGCGTAGTTTAATCCACTCCGCTAAGTCCTTCATTCCTAATCTGGAAAATCCGCCGTATGGTGGCTCCACTTCAGTTGTAGCTAAATCGCCAGTATAAGTTCTTGTCTTGCCTTCTTCCACTCCCATTTGCTTGTCGTGCTTCTTAATTGCTTTTTGATAAGCCTTTTCATTGTCTTCTCTGCCCAGTCGTTTAGCAGCTCGTGAATATCGACGTTCGTTGCCCATGTGATCGCGGAACTTGTCTTCTTCTGGAAAACGATCTGGATCAGCAAAATCATAATCTTGTACAGGACCAAAATATTGGTCTGTTGCTGCCTTCATTGAGTTTTTTGCTTGCTTTTTAAACTTGCGTCGAGCAAGTCGTTTGCCAATAGGTCCGAAAGCGCCTTCGTCCATATCATCGTCATATTTGACATGAGATATTGGGTGTCCGGTTCTTGGATTGATTCTTGCTTGTGCTTGCTGACGTCTGTTCCATTCATCTTCGTGTCCAAGCTCGTGTTGCATTTCTTGGCGCTTGAACCATGCCTTGTCATTTTCTAGGCTATGCATTTCGTCGTTGTGATCACGTCCGTAACCGTAACTAGCTTCTTTCATTTGGAAATCTGTGTAGTCCAGCTCGTCGAATGAGTCTGGCATATAGTAATTGCCAGTTTCAACATCTATGTAATAAATGTGGCCATCGCCTCTAACGAATGGGCCACGTTTCCCTTCAATTTGTGGATATTTTTCAGTATCTATTCCAGTCTCGTCCATACGTCCACGTTCGCGTGGTTTAGGTGCTGGAGTTGTAAATTCTGGGTATATCATATCAGGATCGCGATCGTATTCTGCGAACTCGTCGTAGTCCATATACATATCAGTGTCAGGATCGTAATGCTTACCAGCTTTAGGATCGTAGTAAACTACCTTGCCAGAGTGCGTTGAGAAAGGACCTTCTAATCCATCACGTTCAACATACTTAGGATCCATTGGAGGCATAATTTTGTAGCCTTCGCTAAAGAAATGATTTTGTCTATCGTCTTGCGCGTGTTGTGGCATTACCGATGCTTGATCTTCTTTAACTTTATTTCTCTTAGCATCCATTCGTTGTTGTGCTTGACGTCTAAGTTCCATCTTGTCAGTGATCTGTTTGCCTTGTACTTTAGATCTAGCAACTAGCTCTTCGTGTTCACGTTTACGATCGCCGAAATTGCTTTCGTCCATGTACTTTTCAAAATCGCGTTCGCCACGCTTACGTAGGTTACGCTTGATTAATTTTTGTTGTAACTTAGCTGGGCCAGTTTTCCAAGTCCCAGGCTTGTCTTGTAAGTTTTTAAGAGAGTCAGTGTCATATTCTTGATGACGCTTAACCATATCGCCCGGAGTATCGTCGCTGCCCCATTGGAAGCCACGCTTCGCCCATTTGCCTACTTTCTGTAGTGCGTTTGGCGCTTCGTTCATTGAGTCTGAATAGTTATATGGTGCAAAGCCCATTTTGTTTATTTTCTGAAGTAAATCTTTTGGATCTTTGCCAATAATAATTCCTTTACGGACTATCTTTGCATCAGCAGTACGAATTTTTATTGTACGTTCGCCGTTGTAGTTAAGGAACAATCGACGTTTGCCGCCGTTCTTTCTAACTTCAATAGCAGATCCCGGTGTCATTTTCATTGGAAGCTCGTCAAAGCCGTCAACTTTAGCTTCAAATGTTAATTCGTCTGGCTCTTCGTAGCCGCCTTCAACATCAACGTAACCATCTTCACTGCCAAATTCATCTTCGTCGTTCATCCACCATTCGTCATCACGCAATAGTTTCATACCACCTTTCGGCAGCTTAACAACAAGATAGTTAGAACGTTGTGCTACGACTGTAGCTTCACCGCCTAACGCTGAATCAACTTGTACTGTTTGACCTGGAGAAACTGTTAAGTTGTCGCCAGCATCAACATCGCCTTTACCAATTAAGTCATCGTCATCGTCAGTCAGCATAGAACCAACTGCCGCGCCTGCTAGTGCTGGAAGAAATTCATCCAGTTGTTCTTCGCTTACGGTGCCTTTAGCTGATTGCTCTTCCCACGCTTCGTGTACAACATCGTCTATTAAATCTTCTAAGTCGCCGGTGTCAATGTTATGTCCTACGCCTAAACCAAATAGCTCTTCAAACTCTTCGCCGCGCTGTCCGCGCCCTTCGTCCCATAAGCCGTTGTTGTAAACGTCATAGTAGCAATTAGCAGCAGAACGAAAACGTTCTAGTGCTGGGTTGTTTTCTGCATCGTCTACTTCGTCTTGTGCTGGTATTAATTCTTCTAATTTTCCAATCTTGTTTTGGAATTTACCGTTGTTGTTCCAGTAGCTTTGCTCAGGAGATCTACCACGAATTCTTACGGTTGTTTCTTCTTCGTAATACTCGTCGTCGTCTTCTTCATAGTCGTCTTCGAAGTCATCGTACTCGCCAAGCAATTCGTCTTCAAGACTGCGTGGATCATATCCAAAGAATTCAGCGTCTTCGTCGTTAAATTCACTCATATCATCCAATGGATCTTCATCGCCTTCAGCATAATCTTTTGGCTGAGTAGGCATATCCTGTACAGGAGTAGCTTCTTCTTCGTCCCAACCCATTACGCTACGAAAGATGTCGTCTGGAGATTGTCCTTCTGGAGCTTCTGGCTCTTCAGCCATTGGCTCCGTCAAGATTCCAGCATCGCTCTTCATTTTGTTTATTTCTGAATCAGCAGCCATACCCATTTCACGATAAGCGTCAGCAACTTCGCGGCCTATCATAGTTGCTTCTTCGCTAGATGCGCCTGCATCCATTGCGCCATCAACTGCTAGTGTGAAAGCTTCTTCTGCTGCATTCTCAGGATCAGTATCACCTAAGAACATTTCAACATTTCGTTCTGCGGCTGCTAGTTGCTCATCGTATGCTGGGCTTGCCCAGTCGTCTGGGCTTCCACCCGATCCAGCAAAGCCTGTTTCGCCTACTAACTGACCAGACGCAGGATGTGCATCGTTATAGCCTTTAACGCCTTTACCTTTAAGCTTATCTTTGCCTTTAAGTTGTGCGGCAGGTGCTGCGCCTTGTGGAGCTGTTTCTTCGATGCCTGCAAATTCTTTTAACTGTGATAGGTCATTCATAAACACATCGCCTACTTCGTCGATCTGCTCGTCTGGATCATGATCTAAACGGGAGTCATCGTATCCGTTGCCTTCAGTTCCATAAGGATTGCTAGCACTCTTGCGATACTTAACACTAATGTCTTCCTCATCGTCGCTTTCGTTAAAGTCTGAACCTGGAAGTTTGTTGAAGTCTGAACCGCTCATTGCTTTATTCTTTAGGATTGCTTTGTATGCTTTGCGTACTGCTTCTTTAAGATCGTCATCGAACACTGTAGATGGGTCACCGTTGCTTCCCATATACTGAGCATATAAATCATCAAAGTTTGCATCACTTATAGCAGATATGCCGCCGTCGAGCATATCTTGTGCAATTAGTCTTGGATCATAGCCGTTAACAATATCGCCGAATTCGTAGCCTTCCATTGCAGGAACGTCATAATCTTCATCATCCATTTGATCACTATGCTCAACGTTTTGTTCGTCTGAACTTTCAAAAACTTCACCGTGTCCACCGCATCGTGTGCAATCATCACCAAAACGTGTTCCTTCGCCTTCGCAATCTGGGCACATAACTGGCTTTGGTTCGTTTTGGAAGAAGTGATCTTCATCATCCCAAGACTGTTGGGTTGCTGGATGTTGTTTTAGAGTCGCTAAAAATGGATCCACTGACTCGGCTAAAAATTTCTTGATGTTAAAATCTGACATACATTAATCCTATATTTTAATGTATTTATCAGACTGTAAGTTTTTAGGTTGTTAACGTCGGCCGCGAGGTTCGCCTTTATTCTTCTCGATGTTCTTTCTTATTTGAAGAACTTCGTTGTGGTAATGTTTGGCAGTATTTAATAATGATTTAGCGATTTTAGCAGGAGCAGCCTTTTCCAAGTGTAGTGCTCTTTCAAGCTCGTCCATATCCTTGTATTTGTCAGTGCGACCCTTCTTTAATCTCTTTTCTGATTCTAACCAACGTTTCATAACGTCGCGATCAAAGCCATCTTCTGCAAGTTGCTCGATGATTTCTGCATATCTTAATGCTTCGTCTCTAGCACTTTCGTTCCATCGCGAGCGAACTAAGAACTGACGATCTGTATTTGAATAATGACCGCTTGTGTCAACCTTACGTGGAATTGCTTGTATGTTTGAAAATATGTCAGCTGCCATTGTTTCTAGTTTTCCTCTAATTTTAGGAAGGAATACTTTATTCATGTATTTGTAAATATCTTCGCGCTCAGGATGCCCAACGTTTTCACGATCCTTCACATCTGCTGCGTCACCTGATATTTTATCGCTGCGATAACGCTGACGCCCGCCACCCCAACTAGTACTATAAAACTTACCGCTGCGAACTGGCCCAATTTGCTTTTTAAGATCTGCCCACGTTGGTTCAAAGTGTTCAGTAACTTCGCCGTTGCTGTACTCAAAAATCTCCCAACCTTTTCTGCCCCAATAATCGATGCGGTTGATTGCGTATGCTGTACCGTCATTTTTAACAAAAAGAATTACAGTGCTATGAGCTTTCTTTGCAGATGGTGCTCCTGGTAACTCTTCTACTTCCAAGTCATGATCAAAGCTGCGGTTTTTTGCTAACCAATGTACAAACTTTGGAGGTAGACCGATGTCGTTCAATGCAGGAATGGCTTCGGTTATAGTGGTTGCTTCTTTTAAAAATTCGTTGTATCTCATTACATTAATTCCAATTGTCCATCGTCGCCAACGTAAACGTCTACGTTACCAAACTTTTCACTAAGATCTGTTAACCTTTTACCCTCAGCTTCTGGCCAATCGCCGTCCCAAAATCCTGCACCGTGTCCAACTCTTGTTAGCCAGAAATCGTGTCCTGCCATTTTGCCAGCAATCTCTTCACTGTAATTTTCTAGTTGCGCTTGTTGCTGGAACTGTTTGCAATCATTGATAATTCTTTCCATTGCGTCGTCCGAGAAATCTGTTTCATCATAGTTCTGATCAAGCGGGTCGCCGCCCTGGTCATTGGAGTTATCTGTTTCTGCCCATAACATAGCTTGCATATATGCACGAGTAAACTCGTCCACCATATCAACACGGTAATTTTCTTCAATGCCGTAAACACCACGCTTGATGGGTTTCTGGTTCATTGACGTTGCTACTGTTGCAATGCCACCAGAGCTGGATGCGCCAGCAGACGCGTTTTCTAAAAGTTCATAATATCTCATATTACTATTTATACAATATCGATGTTAACAGATAGCTCAGGAGGAGTTCGGATAATACGCTTGACACTAAACTCACCAGACTGTTGTCCAATTTGTTCTATAACAATATTAGCTTCTTTAGCGGCTGTGATTATTGGCAGTCGTTCTCGCAATACGTGTGTATCGTTGTGCCAAATGTATGTTCGTTCAGTCATTAACTGGTCATCGCAGTAGATACGATAAGTTGGAGGAAGATCTTTCCAATCGCAATACAGATAAAATTCTATAACATATGTTTCCATAGTTGTACTTATGATAGGCTTGGTGGGTTGGTTAAATTTCTAGCTTGCGGTTGCTTGTTTTGAAGTCTTTCTTGCGCATAATAGTCTTGTTTACTAACTTTCTGCCGTCACGGCGATCATTAATAACGAAAGGAACATTCACGTCGCTAGCTAGTTCGTGTATAACTGCTTCAAAGTTGTCTGGGAATTTTTCAATTGCACGACCAAATTTAATCCAAGTGTTTTTAAACAAGCGAACTAACTCGCCAGCGGAAATAGGTTTGCCGTTACGGTCATCGTTCATACGATCCATAAAGTGTCTAGTAAACTCTACGTCAATGCCAGCTTTAGCGAACAGCTTGTCAGCAAAAGCTTCAACTTGGCTTAGTTGTGATTGTGTAATATCTTCTGTTAGTTCAAATATTTTCATTGGTATTCTGCGTACTCCTTTGCCTTATATACAACTCGTCCTGCTATTTCCGGTCCATCGTAAAAGTATTCACCTGGATTTGAAGCATTGTATAATACTATTCCGCCGTGGCGATTGCTAACCATTGCTCTTATAACATGGTATGGCTCTTCTTCTGTCCAGTACATTGATTCCGAATGTTCTGCTGCAAACTTACGTGACTTAGTAACGTAATCCATTTCTCTGAATGTTGTTACATCAACTGGAACTGCACGATAAATTGTATGCATTCCTATTTCAGCAGGCTCTCGTGATTCCTTTCTGCGAGATTCTGCATCAGCCGAATCTGCGTCCATTTCGTCTAGCTCCTCGTTTGGATAGTTAGCTATGTCTAACACAAGACCTTTAATAGTTTTGTCACCGTTTAAATGCTGTGCTACAATGCGGTGATTGCCATCTCCTGCGTAGTAAGTGTTTCCTTGCTTATAAAACAATGGCATATTGCTAGAAGTCTTCACGTCATCTTGTCTACGCAGTCCATCAATGTGTTTTTTATTTAGATACTTCTCAAGCGAAACAATTTGGGCTATAGGAACGTCTTGTACTGTGCCTTCTCTTTCGCGCATTGATACTGTGATAGAACCAGCCTGACGGTAATCTGGCAAGTTGCCTTCGATGCCTTGCTCATCCTTGTACATTTGTAACAGAACGCCATCAACGTGATCGATTAATTCGAAGGCATCATCGTTCTGAATCACAGGTAATGGGTTTACAAAATCGTACCCTTCATCCTGTACCCAATTACGTTCTTCTGTTAATTCAAATATTTTCATCGTAGTGTTCTTTTAATTCTTTCTTATGTCTGCGAGACTTTACTAATTTCTTAAATGCTTTTATTACAATTGTTGATGTTGTAAACGGTAATATAAATGGAAAGATCGCGTGTATTATTCCAACAATGCCTGCATATACTAACAGGCACGAATTTTTAAATGCGAAATAGCCGTGCTCAATATACGTTTGCGGATTCTCAGTATTTTGTGGATGCTCCGTAAACGGGTTTTTCATTATCGTAATTTATGTCTACGAATACGTGCTTGTGCTTTTGGAAGTTGTCCTCGGCTTGCCATTAGTTCGTTAGCTTCTTTGTCCCATTGCTTCATATCACCTGCCATAAGTTCTTGGTCATAAGGCGTAAACGGCTGCATTCCGCCGTGGTCATCAACAAACCAAACACTTGGAAAATAGTTAGGACCAGCGTTATCTCTGATAGCTTGAAAAGCTAGATCAGAGTCTTCAAAATTACCTAAGAACTTCTGATCCACAGATGCGTCATAACCGCCGCTTGGTTTGTCTACAATAAAACCGTCAGCGTCATTAGGAGAGTCATCGTGTTCATCCCAGTCGACATTCCCACCACCTTCGTAATCGTAACCAGCGTCAGCATCTTGCGATGTGTCGTAGTCTTCTTTAATAAAATCCTTTGCTCTCATTGTTAACTCCAGCCAGCTGTAATTAATGTGTCTAGTGCTGATGCCATATCTTCATTGGTACCTTCGTAACCAGTTGCATAAAAGAATACGTCTACGCCTTTAGGCCCTTTCTTAATTGCGCCGATTAGATCCGAGTCGTTGCCGCCTTCCGAGTAATCACCGTGCATAATAACAATGTTTCCACCTTCAGATGAAAGCTTGCCCATTCTACGGTCACCGTGATAAACTTCGCTGCCTTGGATAGTAACATTACTGCCATCACCTTCGCCACGATAACGTTCGAATTCTAAGTCGTCGTAACGAACCCATTCCATAAACTCTTCTTCGCTTTTGGCATTTTCTGGCTCGTTCATCGCACCTTGATCGCGTCCGTATTCATCTTCTTTAAGTATATCTGCGTACTTGCGCATTATATCTACGTTACTCATTATCTAAACCCCTGTTGACTGCCAGTGTCCATTGGTTCCAAACT